CTATAAATTTATTTGGAAATACATATAGTGCACCGCTTTCTAATTTAATTCTTGCTCTATATTCTACATCTGCGTCTACTCTTACTCTTGGTTTAGATGCTTTATAGAGATTAGCATCAGTTAGAGCCTCAGCCGTTTGCACATCCCCACTTACAAATCTATCACGTTCTTCTCCACTAGTTTCTAAACGAGTAACAGGTATTTGTCTCAAACAATAATTATCAATCTCACTTAAAAAAGCTTTAAGAGCTATGGTTGTATCTAATGCTATCATTTGATCTTCTTTAGTTCCTTCAGCATTTTTTGTTGCTCTCTCCACTTCTTTAGGGTCATCTAAATCTATATTATAAACGGTAGATGGGTCAACGAATGATTTATCACCCTCTTCGTTTTCTAACATATTTACACCAACACTTGTTATAATAGTTTGACAGTCAAATCCACCATCATCTCTAGTGGTATACTCAAAGTTTTTAATAACACCAACCATTAAATCAAAATCACCATTATTATCTACAACTTTATTTTTGTAATTGTTGTATACATCAGCTGATATAAATTTATTTCCAGCTGTATCTGTTTTTACAAAATTTGGTAAGTTTTGTAATGTGGCTTTATCATACACCCAACCCCATTCTACTAAAACTGTTTTACCGTGAGATAAAAAATGTGGTGTTAAAAGGTCTAACTCAGTCCAATCCCAACAAGTCCAAGATATCGTAGCCTCCCTATTAGCCTTCACACCACCTTTAAATGACGCTTCAACTGATTTTACACCTGGTGTTGGTCTTTTAAATTTATTACCTATAGTTGTTGATGTTGCTCTTGTTGCGTTTGTTACAACGTCAATGGTTTCGCCTAGTGGCACAAAAGCATTAGTATCTGCGGTTAGTGTTTCTGTTATATCAGTTGAACCACCAGTCTTGTAAGTACGTGAACCATATATGTCGTTAAAACCACCTGGTATTGTTCCATCATCTTTTAACTTACCACCCATTAATATAACTGGGTTTAATTGTCCTGATGTCATTCGTAAGAAAGTTGACCGAGTAGCCATTTTAGCGTGAGTTAATCCATATTGAATAGATTTACTTTTTGATTGATTAGGTGAGACTCCATTGGTTCTACCCAACACATTCATCTTTTCTTTTAATCGTTCTTGTATTTTTTTAGGGATTGGTTCTAAATTTATCATATCACAACCTTTTAATATCCACCGCCAGATGAGCCTCCAGATGAACCTCCTGATGAACCTCCTGATGATGTTCCACCACTTTCGTTCAATTCTCTAAAATCTTCTAATATATTAGTAATGTCTCCAGGTATTCGTAATACTTCTGAAGGTTTTAGTGCTATCTGCCCTCGTATACCATTTGCTTTTGCAATAATCCACCAAAGTGTATTGTCTCCGTAGTATTTATAAGCTAAACTATCTAATCTATCACCAACTACAGAATATATAAAATTATCAGAATCTTGAATTGGTATTTGTGGATAGTATGTAGTTCTATAAACTTCTACACCAGACTTATCTATTTTTGTTTCTGTTGAATTATATCTTTTCATATTAAAATCCTGCCGCACCTGATATTTTTTTTCTGGTATTCTTATCCTTACCTATTGCATTACTTATTGCATTTTTTGTATATTCAGCACCACTTGCAAGTAAATTTCCTAATAATTGTCCTTCAGTTTTTTCTTCACCAACCCAAGGCAATTCATAATGTTTTTGTGTTGAACTTGGTAATCTATCACCAATGTAAACAAATGTAACACTAGCTTGAATGTATTTAGGTAACTTAGCAAATGTTGTTTCCCAAGTTCCACTATCTTGTACAGTATATGATAATGATGATATGTAACCTGAAGTATTTGTATACATTTGACCTATTGTTAATTTACAAAATGGAGCAATCATACCAAGACCACCACCATTTGCTGATGCCCATTCTGGATAGGTTAATCCTGCAAGATAGTTCATTTTTTCCCAAAGAACAATTAGTTCTTCATCTGACTTAGGGTAGATATCAAATGTAAAACTTATCTCTCTATTAGTTCCTTGATAAACGTGAACACTATCTGGTCTTCCTACATATCGTTCTGAAGAGTATTCAGGTGTGAATGTATCTGTTATTCCACTTAGTATTGCTCTAAATACTATAAGTTTACCATTTGAATCTTCAAATCTAAATGGACAAAAATCTAATTCATTTTCTGTTTTTCCATCGTTCTGTGCGTAACCAATTACATTATCACTATATGGGTCTTTTGTTCTTGAACCATAAGGAATCAAATTAACTCTATCTTTACCAACATCACTAAATGCACCATTGTTAATTTTTATACCAGTAAGTTTACTTACATTTATACCTTCAGCTGCTAAAGCATCGTTAAAAGCACCCACTTTTCTTTTTATATCTTTACCTGTTTTTTGTAAAGCGTCTTTTGCGTTACCTAATGGTGTCTTACTGAGTATTGCATTTCCTATATCAGATGCAACACCACCAAGTTTTTTAATGACTGTATCTTTTACTGTGGTAGCTATATCTATTAATTTTTGAGATACATATCCTGCGATTGATTCTTTTAAATCATCAAATGGTAACGTAGGGTCAAATGTGTTTATACTAATTTTTGTAACACCTGGTAAACTACCAAGTGATAATGGATTATATAATCTTGGATTTTCAGTCTGTTTTAATAAATTACCTGCACCAAATGAAGTACCATCTGCATTTTTTACATCTATTCCATATCTAACATCAGTTCTAAGTTTTTGTGCATTTCTACGTTGTAAAACAACCTGTTTTGCAAGAAAACCAATACCCTCTGGTGTTAATAAAAACTTACCAGTTCTTTCTAAACCACCAATTGCATTACCTATATATTCGTTTGGTGACCTACCTAAAACAGCTCCACCAATATCATCTAGCATTCCACCTGCAAAATCTATTATTTTAGCTATTGTGTTATTACTAGCAAATTGTTCTACTCCATCAAATCCCCAACGGTCATCTATATCTTTAATAACAAATGGTTGAGTAAAAAATCTAGTTGACTTTCGTAAACCCAATTCATTACTGGTTTTTCCCTGTGCATATAAATTTTCTAAAAAATTATTTTCTGTATGTTTTATTAATAATCTTGATTTTACATCATCAACATCAAGTTGAAATCTTTTCTTTTCATTGAATGGTAAAATAACATTTCCACGTGAATCTTTTTTATTATTTTTTGGAAAACTAATTTCACCCCTAAACTTATTTGTATCAAATGTTTGTAGTCCTAAATCTTTACGAATTGGTTCAGCTTTATTTTGTGCAGTATATGGTTTTATAGAAAAATCACCTTTTTGGTCTAATACATTTGTTTTAGTTATTGTATTACTACCTATAATAAAATCTGTTTGTCTATTTCCATTTTTGTTTGTCATAAAACCTTTAGCATTAACATCTGGAAAACTATTTACACCTTGTAAACTTGGTGTTGGTTTTTTAGGAGTCGGTGTCATAGGCCCTGTTAACTTTGCCTCTTGTGATACTATTCCTTTTAAAGCATCTTTTTTTGCATTTTGTGCATTTGCTCTTTGTTGTAAGAAATTATCTGTAACACTTAAGGTAGGTTTTTTTATCGCAGGTGTTGTTTTTGGAGGCGTTGATTTTGAAGGGGTTGCAAACCCACTATCTTGAGATTTCTTTTTAGTATCTGCAGATGTTTTAGCTTTTGGCATTATTCCGTATTCCTAACTATTTTTCCAAGTAGCTCGTGAGCTCTCATATCGCTTGATTGTGTGGATTGGCCTCCTGCGGCTGCGGCTCCTGCTGCTGCTCCTGTTGCACCTGCTGTATTATTTCTTACAGTTCTTGCTAATTCTTCTACACTCATACCTAAAGCTTTTGCTAATGATTGTCTTTGTATATAAGTCGATTTAGCAAATTCAGCTTCACCACCCGCTAAACGTTGAATTTCTTTCATTAAACCCTCTTGGTCACCAGTGAAAGCTAATTGTCTTGCTTTATCAGTATTGATTTGTCTACCGAGTAATAATGAAGCTTCCATTGAGGCTCCAATAGATTCTTCAAAATTAAGTAATGATTCTGTAACACCCTTTACAGTGCCCATACTCAATCCTAATTTTCTAGCTGCAGTACCAGCTCCAATTAAATTTTTACCACCATCTTTAGCAAATGAAGCAAAAAACTCAGCGTTCTGAGCAATATCTTTCATCACGAGTGAAGGAGCTACACCAGCAGCTTCAATCATTGCAGCGTTTGTTCTAATTTGATTTAACAATACATCCCTACTTGCACCTGATATTGATTCCATTATAGAGAGTGTACCTGATAATTCTTTTGATGTTTGACCAGTTGCAGCAGCTGTTCTTGCAAAACCAAGACTTAAATTTATAGACTCTTGAACGCTAGCTCCTAAATCTTCTCTTATAGACGCTTGAGCCGAAGTAATGTCTGCTATATCTAATCCATAACCTTTTGCTACTTGAGCTAATACTTTATTTTGAGCAGTTATAGAAACAGCAGTAATATATGAAACACCTAGCTCTTTTCTTGTGTCTGTAACTGCTTTTTGAAAAGCTATGAATGCTTTTACAAGAGCTGCAGCTATACCAAGCATACCTAAACCTGATGTAGACATCAATTTAAAATTATCAACAGATTTTTTAGCACTTTTTGCTATATTCATAACCATTGGTGCCTGTTCACCAACAGCATCTCGTATTTTTTTATTTGTTTTTAAATCGTCTAAAAGGTTTTTAGCTGTTTCTTTTGATAAATTTTTTCTAATCTTACCTTCAGCAGTTTGCTCTTTTAAGACCCCAAAAATGTCTAAATGAACATCAAAGGTCTTATTTAAAAAACTAAAATTTTCTTTTGAAAAATCTACTGCGTCTTTGTATAGATTATTTATTTCTTGTATGTCTTTTCGTTCTTTTTGTTTTGCCATTATGATACTCTAATAAGATTAATAAAGTTCAGGGAATTGTTGTTTTAGTTTTTTTCTATTTTTTATGATATAGTCTTCAACTTCTTTTCTACGTTTTTCTACTGCTTTAAGTTTTTTACCAAATTCAGGGTCTTTTGCAGTCAAATCCTTTATGGCTTTTGATTTTAGATTTTTAACGAAACCTCCGAAAAGAACTCCCATAAATTTATCTACTAAACCCTCTTTAACTATGTATTTAGGCATTTAAATCTCCGATTAATATTAGATGTTGTAACTCAATAATAAATATCGAATATACAGAAAATTACTTTTTAAATGAACTCTTATGTTTATTCATTTCTTTTTGTAACGCGTCTGATTCTTTCTTATAGAAAGTTTGTAATCGTTTTAAATAGAATGTACGAAGATATATAGGTAGGTTGTAAGCATCACTAAAAGTGAAACCACCTTTTGAGTGTAATATTAGTTGGAATATTTCCTCGTGTATTTGAAGTTTATACTCCGGCGGAAGGCCAAAAAAATCGTACGGTTATCGGAACCGCTACCTTTATTTCCTTTCCATCAGAGTCAATAACTTTCACATTCATATCTACATCTGGTGTGATTGATGATAAATATTGTCTGAATGCTAAAGAGTCTCTTGACAGGAATTCATTGTCCACAAAATTATTTATATATGACTTTTCAGACTTACCATCAACTGAAAGTATCATATGTTTTAATCGTGTAGTGAGTTGTGAACTCTGTTCTTTAGATATTTTTTTCTTTGCGTTTATTTCTGATTCTATATCACTTTCATCTATACCATTTAATAATTTAAATGTAAGTTCTCTTTCTGATGATGGTAATTTAAATGAAAATTCATTTTTACCTTTAGTAAACTTAGTAAAATCTATATCTAATGGTTCAAGTGTTGATAAGTCTGCTGATTGTTCTACTCCATCATACTCAAATTCATAATCCTTACCATATCCAAGAATACGAGCAGCTAACATAATTGCATTCTTATCACCAATTAACATATCGTCCAGTTTAATAGATTTATCTACAATTAATGATTCCAATAACTTATCAATTACAGTACCTTGTTTTATTAGGTTCTGAGAGGTAAGAATATCTTCTTCTTTTGCGGTCATATATTTTACTTCTACTTTGCCACTTGAAAGTGGATGACCTTCAAAGTAAAAATACCCTTTAGATGGCAAGTCTACCACCTCTGTAGGGAATTTGTATTCAGCCATAAATGACTCCTTTGTGTATTAAATTAATAACCAATTATAATTATAACCCTTTTGTACGAAATAACAAATTATTTTGACGGTGCAAATTTCTCTTTGATTGGTTTAAGAATCATATCGAAAATTATATCGTCATATTTTGTTGGTGTAAGTTTTACGATTTTTTCTATTGCGTAAATACCAACTAAAACATATTCCCAATTTGCTGCTATCCATTCAGTCATTGTATTCTCCTATTAGAATTGTAAGATTGCGTAATCATATTTTAATGTTAAACTAATTTCTGCAGGGTCACTTGATGCGTAATCTAAATCACCAAAGTTTGCAGTTTCAATATATGTTCCTTTTAGAACCCATTCCTCTACTACATCACCAACTGGCCCTAACATATTAAAAGTAATATCTTTTTTGTAAAAGTCTGAGTAACCATCACGACCTGTTACTGATTCGTGTCCTAAACGTACCCATTCCATAACTGATTGAGCAGCTGATGGAACTACGGGGTCGTATAATGTAATTTCAATTGGTTGCCAAGAACCTTTACCTTTAATATACCTTTTTACATTAATGTGGTCTAAAACTATTTCTTCAAACTGAATTTGTGGTCTGTTCATAGTTTTTATCAAATATGCAGGAACACCTTCAATATACATAATGAACCGATTTTTCGTTTTCGGTTCAAATGGTGTGAACATAATTTCTGAAGGGTCTAATGTAGCCATTTATAATCTCCTAAAAGTCTTTTATTTCTATCATAAATAAATATCAATTAAACAAATTTTAAGTAAAAAAGAAAAACCCCAATCTAAATTGGGGCTTCTCATTATACGTTACATCTATTTATAAGTTAAACTTACTCAGGAAATGTAGCTCCTGTAGGTTGAACAACAAAATCCAACACAATGAACTCAGCAGTTCTTGTAGGTTGAATGAATATTTGTCCAACTAATTGGTTTCTATCCACAACATCTGGAGTATTATTGGAATCGTCCATTACTACTCTAAAT